TTCAGGCCGTTCGGGACATCCGTAAGGATGAACCACGCGTTCGAGTCGGTCAGGAAGTGGTTGATGGTGTAGCCCTGCGGCACCGAGCCCAGTTGCTTCAGCGCGTTCAGGTCGTTGTCCGCGGTACCAACACGGCCGTCGGTGTCCAGAAGACGCTTGGCGACGAACATGAGGGCGGGCGGAAGGACCAGCTTGCGGGGCTTGGCGGCGATCAGAAGGCCGCGCTCATCCGTCCACGCAGCGATCTGAATCACGGCGTTTTCGAGCGAAGTCTCGTTGAGGTCAACCGCCGTGGTCGGGCTGTTGTAGTTCTGGCTGCCGTTGACGAGCGGGTGGCCGACGCGCGAGGAGCCGGAGTTCACGCCGCACAGCGACACACCATCACCGCCGAGGTACGAACCACTGAACGCGTTGTTCAGGATGGACGCAGCCTTGACCTGCTTGGTGTACGACATCGCACGAGCCAGACCCTTCGTATACCGCGCCGAGAGGCTGTTGTACAGGTTGTCTTCCTCCGCTTCTTCCGTGATGGAGAACCCGAGCGCGATGGTCTCGTGCGTGAAGCGGGACGTGAAGGCTTCCTGTGCGTTGTCGTAGGAGATCGCGGCACCTTCGGTCTTGACCGGAGCAGCGCCGAAGCCAGAGAGCTTGGTCTCTTCTTCGAACGAACGCTCGGACGTCTCGGTTTCGTAGATCTCTTTGTGCTCTTCGCCGTAGCGCTTGTACTCCAGACCGAACAGGGCGTTCAGGCCGGGCAGAAGCTCCTTCAGGAGCTGGGAACGAGAAATAGCCATGAGTCAGCTCCTTATGCCGCGGTGATGGTGGTGGCGTCGTACATATGCACGCCCGTGTTGAACTTGACGAGCACGTCGGTGTACGAACTGCCAGCGTCCACGAAGTCGATGACCCGCATGGCCAGCGTCGCCGTGCGCGCCGGAGCCACCAGATTGACCGTCGACCGCCCCGTCGTAGCGCTGCCGCCGAAGTTCCCCAGAGCAGCTTGGTAGCCGCGCGTGGTTGCCGCGATGGAGCCTGCGCCTTGGATCTGGTAGATCTGGTCCTTGTCGTCGTTCACCTTGATGATGACGTTCGTGTAGCCACCAGTGATCGCGTTGGCGGGCAGATACTGGGCATGCACTTGGTACTTGAGGACGGGGTCGACGTAGCTGACACCGACGCAAACACCGAGCACACCGCCGGTCGACGTAGTGACCGTAGCGCCCGCAGCAGTGGGTTGACCCGCCGAGGAGGCGCCGATCAGGATGACGTCACCCGTGTAGATCGCCGTAGCGGTGTTGACGGTCATCGGAACTTCTCGAATCGCGCCGCCGTTGAAGGACTGACCGCCGATCAGATTGACCGGGATGAGCCCGTAGGGAGAGGCAGTGGAAGCCATCTATATCTCCTAGTCTTGTTACGAGCCGGAACCGAACGAGCCACGTGAAGTCGAGGACTTCCGCTCCGAAAACAGAGGCATACGTGCGTCGTTGTTCCGCATGAAGTTGTTGTCCACCGAGTCCATCTGGGCCTGAGCCTGCTTGGCGTAGTACTCGTCGCGGGCCTGTACGATTTCGACGGGGATCTTGCACAGCATCAATCCACCGATCTCGACGTTGCCAGTCTTCGCGTTGCCAAGCATCATCAGCTCCGGATGGTCCGCAGCCTTCACAGGTTCCCAGCCTTCGCGCATTTTCTTGCTCACGTTGGTGGGGTCAGCCTGTCCGAGCAGATGGGTAGCGACCCAACGGAACGCGTAGCCCGGCTCGGGGGTGGGATCCGGAAGCGCACTCGGAGGGGTGTAAACCATTCGCATGGTCTTGTCTCGGGTGCCCAGATCTCGGGGGGTTCTATTCTCAGCCATTCGACTTCTCCAGTTTCACCAGTTCAAGGGCGTATTGCTGCGGGGTCAATCCGAACTTCTTAGCCAACGCAACCTGTGTAGCAGTCAGCTGGATTTTCTTGGCGCCCGTAGAGCGCGTCGCAGGAGCAACAACAGCCGCCGGTTTCTTGGAAGGAGGGGAATCGGCTTTGACGTCGTCCGGAAAAAGTTCAGGGAACGTCTTGTGCAGGCGAGCGTCGATTCGCTCGAAGTATTCGTCAGACCGCGGGTCTACCCCGGAGGTCACTAGTTTCTGGTGCAGCCCTAGTGCAAAGCTGGTGACTTCTTCATACCCCGGCGTTCCGAACCACTGGTTCTTTGCCTGCCAGTTCAGGGTCTTGCCGTCGGTCTGCTGGGGTGATGGTGCTTGTTGTACACCATCATCATCTTCTTGTAAAGCAGTTGGTCGGAAGTTGCGCGCCGCTTCCGCACGCATCTTGGCCTCGGTCATGGCTTCCTGCGCAGCGACCAGTGCGTCAGAGTCACCCGCCTCGTAGGCTTCCTTGTACTGCCGCTTCGCCATTTCGAGCTCGGTGGCCGCGGCCCCCTTCATGGTCTCGGCGTACTGCTGCTCACCAGTATTCACATACTTCTTGAGCTTCTTGTTCTCTTCGTACAGCTCACGCGTGACCCGCTCCAGCTCCTGCTTCTCGCGTGCGAGGGCTTCCTTGGCACGGCGCTCGTCATGCCGCGCGTGCGTCAGCTCCTTGATCCGAGACTGCACGCCTTCGGAGTACTTGCCCAGCTCCTCGTCGGTCGGTTCGACGACGGCCTTGTCGAGCGGCTTGCGCCCTTGGTCCTTGGGAGGCGTATCGTCTACGACTTCCACTTCAATGGCGTCATCGACCTCGACAGCAGGTGCTTCACCCGGAAGCTCGTCCGGAAACTTGAATTCTTCGCCCATTATAGCTCCTTAGGCGCGCGTCAAACCGCGCGGATCATCAACAACGGCGTCAATCTGATCGTCATTCAGAAGACGGAACTCTTTACCGTAGATCTTGAACCGCGTACCCGAGTAGGTACGAACGAGCACAAAATCGCCGGGCTTGCACCACGCACCGCCGGGGAACTTCGCCGTGTCCTTGTACGCGTCAGGGCCGACCTTGAGGACGAACAGCACCGTCGTGGCATGCTCTTCCTGCTTCATGAAGGTATCCGCCTTGACCAGCGACGACCCTTCGAAGGTTTCCTTGACGTCCGGCACCACGCACAGGATCCGCCAACCGGTGGGCTCCGGGAGCATCCGCGCCTTCGCTTCAGGCGCCTCGGCTTCCTTGGGCTCCTCCACTGCCGCGATGGGGCGAGGGAGGCTGATGCCCGGGGGCAGGATGAAGCCGCTGTCTTGCAAGTTAGTCATCGTCGTTCTCCGCTTTCTTGAGCAGGTCCATGAGATAGCGCTCTGCGATGGCGAGGCCCTGAATCACCCCACAGAGTTTCTGGTACTGAGCGAAGTCCTGCAACGCACCGACAGCCATATCGTCGGCGTAGTTGTTCATGTCGGTTCGGATCATCTGGCGCAGAGTTTCTGCGAAATTGGTCGTCACTTCTTGGAAGCCCCCTTCTTGGTCGCGGCGCGGGCGGATGCCTTGGCCGATTCACGCTGTGTAGCCATCTGCTCCTTGTGCTTGGCGAGATCAGCACCGATGCGCAGCCCTTCCCGCTGGTCGTCACTGTTCCGCTTCGCCGCTCCTTCTTCCTGCTGCATGCCCAGCCGAGCGGTCTCCAACTCGATCTGCCCGTCGGCCTTCTTGCCCTCCAGCTCCAGCTTGTCCATCGCCAGCGCGGTGTCCGCGATGAGCTTCTTCTCCTTGACGTCCACTTCCCGGCTCTTCAGCTCCAGTTCCTTCATCTGCATCTGCACGATGGGATCCTGCGCCGCCTGCTGGGCTGCCTGCGCCGCCGCTTGGGTCTGGGACTGCTGGAGAACCTGCTGGGCAGCCTGCGCCATCATGGCACTGAGTGCGCGCTCCATCTCCGGGGGCAGTTGAGTCTCTTCCGGCGGGAGCGCCATCCCGAGCTGCTGCTCGATCTTGGCCCGATACGCATACCCGACGTGTTCCGCCACGTGCGCCATCATGGACGCCTGAATTGCCCCCGCTTGGGGGTTCTGCCCGATGAGCTGCATGATGAGGGGGTCCTGCACTGCTGCCATATGCACCCGGATGTGCGACTCGTGGTCTTGGTGGATGAACGCCTTGAGGGGGTCCATCTT